ATGGAGCCGACCTGCGCGGAGCTGACCTGTATAAGTGTTGCTTGCCATTGTGGTGTGGCGGTACGCGCATCAAACTGGACAGGATGCAGATGGCGCAACTAATATATCAATTTTGCAGCATGGAGTGCGATGACTCAGAAATGCTAACATTGCAAAAATCATTGTATGTATTTGCGAACGAGTTTGCGGAATGGTATGGAAATATTAAAAAATTCCCGGAGACCGTCGCGCAATAATGGGCAATACGAGAATGGTTATGGAGTGATTATAATGCTGATTGACAGTACGAAATTATTAAGATATATTAGAATCCGCGATTCTGATAGTGCGTTGAAAGTGCAGGGTTGGATTGCAAAGTATATAAGTGAGTTAGATACTCGCGCCGCACAAGATTTAAGGAGGTGGAACGATGAAGATAATGAGAATACCGTTAAACGCAGAAGGCGCTAGCAAATTATATAATCAGGTCAAGTGTAGCTATAAGTTGCATAATATGCGCATATTCATATATGAACGTAGTATTCTGCTGACTATATTTGATGAATTGAAAAAAGATGATATAGAATATGATGGAGAATGTGTGGACATAACTATAACGAAAACAGGGGGCGTGTTAATGTACGCACTCTCAGGTGCCGGTGTGGGTACACTAGGAATTGCGGAATTAATATTAGACTTAATAATCAAATTAAAGGAGGATTAAGAAATGGAAATTGTTGGTAAAATGTATGTAAAAGTTAAGAAGTGGAATGATAAGTGGCTGTATTCTACTAGCGTGGCGGACGAAGGCGATCAGAGGTACGCATACTTAAATGTAGATATTACAAAGAATGCAAGAGCAAAAATTAAAGAATTAGGTATAAAGCCTAGTGAGACGGGAACAATTGAAATATATGTTACATGGGGGTGGCTTAAGTCTTACAATGGGAAATTTAGTATCGTGATCCATGATCTTGAAAAAGTTGAAGAAACGGAAATCAAAAAAGGTGTGAAGGGCAATGAAAAAACGGTCGATACTACGGAATTATCACCTTTTTAAGGTAGGCATTAGAACATATTCGGAGAGCTATGCGAGTAAGATTGTGACGCGATTGCTTAAGGAATATGCCAACGTAGACCGTAAACTGTTCTACAGGAACGCGCGTGCCCTGGGCATGAGCAAGCAGGAGCAGGCACAGTATTTGCAAGGTCTCAAGATCCAGCACCAGCAGACCGTGCAGCGCGAACAGCTTATAAAGGATGTATTACTGCGCTCCACTCCCCGTATAGGGGAGTTGGGGTCAGATGGCAGAATGCGATCAGACGTAGTAAGACAGCTGCTTGCCGAGGCGGACTATTATGCCATGGAATGGTTGCCGTCCACACCGAGGGGCATGGATGAGTACCGCCCAATCACAATGTACGACGCTCAGCACAGAAACAAGAAGCAGTTGCTGAATCGTGTTATTGACTTAATCAGCACTGATCGTTGGGAGAGTAGGTTGGAAGAATACAAGAGTCGATACCTGCTTGCCCTGAAGCAGGAATTTGCAGACCGGGAAGATCTGTATGCCGAGCTCAAGAAGATTATAGATGGTATGACGTGGGAGGAATGGCTTATATTCTCGACACGTAAGGAAGGGCGGATCGGGTATCGCTATGAATTGACGCACAGATACGAGGCCTTGCGGCGGCTGAATGTAAGGGGAGACATTGAGGGCTCAGCTGAAGCATATGACAAGCTGGTTGCACAGTTGAACGAGATTAAGGGAGGATTACGTGAATGAGTGGATTTATGACTGCGAGACGTCTCATGCTGATGAGAGATGTTATGTGTGGCTGTGGTGTGGAGTTGAGGTAGATGGAGAAGGTCGGTCAACCGGGGGCGACATTGACTCTATGATAGAGTCATTGAGTAATCTGGAGCCGCAGACGAGGGTATTATACCACAACCTGAAATTTGACGGTAGCTATATTATCAATTGGTTGTTGGAGAATAGATATATTCACACAATGAGCAGGAACCTACAGAAAGGTGAGTTCCGAACGTTAATCAACGAAGACCGTATCCTGTACGAGATTAAGGTAAGATTTCGGAATGGGAGAATGATTACAATATGGGACAGTTACAAGATCCTCCCAAATAGCGTGTCCGATCTGGCGCAGGCATTAAACTTGGAAGAGGGCAAGCTGTCGATCGATCATACGGTTGTACGTAAGCCCGGCTCAGCCACGGAGGAAGAGATTAAATATTGTTTCCGTGACTGTGAGATTGTAAGCAAAGGTATTAAGATGGCAAGGGAAGACGGCCTTATTAAGATGACGATCGGATCGTCATCTATGAACAAGTACAAGAGATTGATAGGCGGTGAACCTACATTCCGTGCCCTATTCCCCGCGCTTGAGTATGATGCGGATAGCTATTTGCGCAAAGCATATCGCGGGGGCTACGTATTGGTACATCCTGATCGTAAGAACGCGGAGGTAGGGCAAGGCATTGTGTTGGACTATAACTCTATGTTTCCGTGGGCGATGAGATATAATCCAATGCCATACGGCCGACCGGAACACCACATCGGCAGGCCGAAAGATGGTATGTGGGTAGCAAGGCTGCATATTGGTCATGCCAAGCTTAAGGCAAGACATATCCCCTGTATCCAGATCAAGCATTCCAGGTGGAATGATACGGAGTATCTGGAAGAGTTAGAGGATGCTCAGATATTCTTGACGAACATAGATTGGGATCTGATTACCGAGCAATATGACCTCTGGGACGTAAGCTGGTATGACTATTACCAATTTCGCTCGGCGGTTGGGATGTTTGATGAGTACATAGACAGATTGTACAAGATCAAGTGTGAGTCTAACGGAGCGATCCGGTATCTTACCAAGATTGAGCTCAACAGCTTTTATGGGAAGTTTGGAACTAATCCGGTGCAGGTAAGCCTTGAGCCCTGTCAAGAGGATGGTGGTCTCAGTTTTAAAAAATGCCAAGAGCGCATTACAGAGGGTGTGTACTGTCCTGTAGCTATCTATACCACGGCTTATGCCAGGCAGAGGATTATCAGAGAGGGGCAGCGCCACTATGACCGCTTGAATTATATTGATACGGACTCCTTGCACTTGATAGGGGTATCCACTGACGGTCTTGACATTGACGCGAAGCGGCTTGGTGCGCTCAAGCTGGAGAGCACATTTGTGCGGGCGAAATATCTACGCCCAAAATGCTATGTTGAAGACGACGGCGAGCATCTGATCGTAAAATGTGCGGGCATGCCTGAAAACGTGAAGAAATCAATTACGTTTGACCAATTCAGGCCGGGCGCATCCTTTCCCGGCAAGCTTATGCGTAAGGAAATGCCGGGCGGGGCTGCGCTGATAGAGACCACGTTTACGATCCTTGACGATCGTGATTGAATATGCTACAATGAATTATGATTATGAAAGGATGTGTACCCGTGGAACTTGTAGACATTGTGAAATCATTCATTGAGTATGGAATTTTCGCCGCGTTGTTTGTGTATCTGTTTTTGAAGACTCAGAAGGATTACAAGGAGCGCGAGGACAGCTACATTACAGTAATATCGGAATATGGAGAGCAGCTGGCCAATAACACGCAAACGCTTGAAAAAGTATGTGAAACCCTGGAAGATATTAAGGAGGAATTAAAAAAATGACAGCATCGGAATTTGTAGCTTTGGCATTAAAAGCCTCTGGAGAAAAAACATGCTATGCATTAGGCATGTGGGGGCAGAAAATAGAAGGCAGTATTGTGGAGCAAAAGAAGAAACAATACCCAGAATGGTATGGAAGGAATGAGTCTAAGCTTGTATATGGTGCATATGGATTTGACTGCATCTGTTTTGTAAAAGCTCTGCTGTGGGGGTGGCAGCCGGGTAAGCCAGCCGTATATGAAGCTAACAGGGTGCCCGATGTAACTGAGAGCACGATGCTCGCATATTGTGATAATGTGTCTGACAACATGGACGACATCCTCAACGGCGAGTATCTTTGGAAAGATGGTCATTGCGGGATATATCATGATGGAAAGGTAATTGAATGCACAACGTCCGGAACCAGGAATGTGCAGGTCAACCCGTTTAATAAGAGCGAATGGAAGAAGCACGGCATGCTCACATGGATCGACTACAGCGACGCTATTGTTCCCCCGTCCGACAGCGAGACCGCGAAAGCGATCATCAACAACATACGTTCCCAGTTGGACGATTTGGAGCAATTGATATGAATCTGGGATTCAGACTTGGAAACTATATCTTGACGGATGACGGGGAAGTAACATATATTATGGATATGGGAGGTGAGAGAAGTGACACAGGAAGAGCTGGAGCAGGAAATCCTGCGCCTTACGGAAGAACTCAATACAACGAAAACAGAATTGGATACGGAGCGCACGCAGCATTTCACGACAAAGGCTTTGCTGGACGAAAGCCGTTCCAATAACCAGAAGCTAATTAGCTTGATAAAATATGAAGAACCGGCGAAGTCAAAAGAGGGTGAAGAGGAAGAACTGGATTATGCAGCCCGGATTGCTAAACATATTGAGGAGGTTTATAAATAATGGCTTTTACAACGATTGACATTTTGAATGATATTCGTACAGCGGGAGGTTATGCCGCCCGCATTCCGTTGATTGACCAGGAGAATCTTGCGAATATTTCGCACATGATTCCCAACGACATGATTAATGATTATATGAACACGATCACAAACCAGGTGGCTAACACCAGAATCCGCTCGGCGTGGTTTGATCGATCTGAAAACCCTTTCTCCCGATTCTATAAAGAGAACATGCCCGCCGGCCTCACAATGCGCGAGCTGTATGTGGACTATATCGAGGGTTACCCGATTCCCGACGAGGGCACGGAGCGCGGCGAGTTTGGTAAGGTTCTGCCCAATATTTCCGAGGCTTATTATACGATCAACTTTAACATGCAGTGGAAAATCACGCGCACGCTTCAGCGCATCCGCGAAGCTTTCCGCAGCGTAAGCGAGATCGAAAGCCTAAACAACGAGATCGCAGCATCGCTTGCTGCGTCGTCTCTGTATGATAACATGCTTGCAGACTGTCAGGTGCTTGGCACCATGCTGTATCAGGGCGGGCTGGTATATCAGGAGGTAGCTCCGCTTAAGGACGAAACCTCCATTCAGGCGTTTATGAACACGTTCAAGAACGCAAAGGACTACATGAACTTCTGGACACGGAACTATAACGCGCTCAAATTCTTGATGCGCACGCCGAAGGAGCGCATGGTATTTATTACCACACCTGAGATCATGAACACGATCACGATTGACTGGCTGGCAGGCATCTTCAACGTTGACCGCGTCGAGATGGACACACGGATCATTCTGGTTCCTAAGGAATACGGATTCGGCGGCACAACGGATTCTTCCAATATTATTGGCATTCTGGCGGACGATCGTTTCTTGGAAATTCATAACCAGTTTACCGTATCCAGCGAGCGTTATGTTGATGGACCTCTGTACTTTAACATGTTCCATAGCGAGCAGTGGGCTAAGACATATGGAGTATTTCTTAACGCTGTAGCCTTTGTATCTACACAGAGAACAGCCGAGATCAATTCCGGCGCCGGTGTCACACTTACCGGAAAGCCTGTTGCGGTTAAGCCTGGAGAAGCTAACGTTCAGCTTACAGGTACCTTCCCCGTAGGTGATCAGCTGTATCTGGAGTTCCCGTCCGAAGAGAGTGGTACGTTCTCTTCCGGCTCGCATGCGATCTGCTCGTATATTCCGATTCCGGCCGCTACAGACGCAAAATCCTATACGCTGCCCGCTGCGCCTTGGAAGTCGTGCAATATCACCAATGCTACGACCTATGCAAGAGAGAACCAGACCAATATTAGATACAAGTATTAATGAGGTGATTATATGTCCGCCCTGACCGATGCGCATTCTTCTACTATCGCATTACATTCTGTGCCGTGGAATGATTATAGCAATGTCCCGTGTTTTAAGACACAGTCGGAGCTTGATTCATATTTTGACAGGAATCAAGTGGTACTGTATACGCTGATGACCTATATCCGGAACGATGCTACGTATCGTGTTCAGATGGACATTAATACCTTTAAAGAGAATCATATTAACTATATGACCTTCGACAACGGATCCGGGCGGGAGTACGCTTTCGTCCGGAACCCACGATTTGTTGATTTGAATTGTACTGAATTTGACATTGAGACCGATGTCTGGGTGACATACATGTTCAAGCATGATGTGTCCGGTATTGTAGAGCGGGCGCATGTAGATAGATGGAATAGCAGAGGATATCCGATATATTATAGATTAGACAACAATTCTGTGGGTGTTCAAGATGTTGTTCATAGTGAGAGAGACTCTACCGGAATTGATGTTATCTGGCTGTTTATTTATTGCTCAGATTATATACCGGACTATGTTCCGAAGTTTGCTCAGTATGGAAAGAATTGTGCGGGTGTAGGCTCATCGGTAAATCCATTACCACTATATCTAACAGCTATTGTTGTAAATAGTGATAATACATTATCTTATCCAACTAACATATGTTTTGCGCCGTATTTTGTGGATGGTGGAAAATATTACCAAACAGGCCTTTTAGACTTACCGTTTTTTACTTCTGAAAATATTGTGTCTATACAAGCATCATATTATGTTCCATTTTTATACATTGTTACCAAAGAATCTGGCGATTACCGTATCACTATAACTGATCCGTCTATTACAGGAGAATATATAAATATTAGTACGTCCGATAAAACTGGATATGTATATGCTGTTAACGACATGCCAAGCCGATTTTCACTTGCAAGGTCATTTGATAAGTGGTATAATATCCCAACTATGCCAAATCATAATACCCCGGCATCATATATTTATGAATCCCGGTTATATTATGCTCCGTATAGTTTTTGTACTCTAGTAAATGGATCCGAAAAGCTTGATATTGATCCGTCTATGATAACAACTGTAAATGCATTCATCGTAAGGCTAATTATGGCATTGGGTGCAGGAGATTATGCACTGGATGCCGTTGTTATTAATTGGTCTGATGATGAGCTCGGGATACTTAATCACGCAATAGATACATCTCCTAAAACAGTAGGGTGGAGAACGGATCCTTATTATAACTACAAAATACAAAACGAAGCGCAAATAAATAATAATATTAAGATGCAAGCAATTTCTGCATCCATTAACCTGATAAAATCTTTAAGCGTGGGAGTTGTAACAGGTACCGCAGCTGCTGGGTCTCTATCTTCATTACCAGCGCTGTCAGGTGCATCTTCAGGTGCATCTTCAGGAACAAATCCATTTAATATAGGGCTTTCACCTGGAACAACCTCAAGCGCATTATCTGGTTTTAAAGGTCTATATATGTATGCATCTCAGCAGAGAGCGCTAGAAACAGATCTAAAAAATTCACCTGATACGGCTGTTAGCCCAGTAGGCGGTCTTGGTAGCATCATAGGAAATTGTAGATATGCTATATCTGTACTTTATCGGAGGTGCACACCATTTTATTTGGAACTATATGGTTCAGAGTTTATGCGGTATGGATATACGTTAAATAAATTATGTACAAACTTTAACATAAGGACTCGCTATTGGTACAACTACGTTAAATATAGTACAGTTGTTTGCACAGGGACGCAATGGCTAATGCCACACCATAAAACGGTACTTGAAGAGATGTATTTAACCGGCTTTACGGCATGGCATTACACTTCAACCGCGTTCTCGCAATTTGGAAAGTATAATCTTGATAATACGGAGGTGAGCATAGATGGGGCGTAAGCCGATACGTGTGCCAAAGCACACACCGAATACAGACTGTAAAAATGCGATCACCGCAGAGCTATGGGAGCGCCGTCTGGCTATCACAGTGATGCATCATATTGGGTGGGAAGGGCTGGATCAGGATTTTGCGAACCAACTCACATCCAGGCTGATTGAGCGAACACTATATCAATCGGGATATGGTATATTCTTCATGTGGGAAGGTAAGCTTATGTTCCTGCCCGCAGCCGTGTCCAATGATCTAAATGTGTTCTGGGAGCCAACGGAGTTCTGGCCGATCGGTAATCATCTACCCTTTGAGATCAAGAACACAAAGGAAAACTGTGTTCTGTGCCGTAATAACTCGTTCGGAATGCCTTCCGTAGATATCTGTAGGTACTACGCCAACAAAATCGCAGAGATACAGAGAACGATGGATGTCAATCTGTTTCAATCCAAGATACAGTTTGCATTCGAAACTTCGTCCGAAAACGAGTTCTCGGTAAAAAACATGATCAACAACGTAGACAAAAACGAGGTGGCTATTCTGGCCAACCGATCGCTCATGAACTCAGTCAACCTAATCAATACCGGATTCCAATACTATATTGATAAGTATACGACATACAAGGCGGATATGATCAACGAGTTCCTGCAAGTATTCGGCTTCAAGAACATAGATATTCAGAAAAGTGAGCGTCTTACATATGCAGAAGCTACCAGCAAGGACGAATTCACATATGACGGATTCTTCGGGGACATGTTGGAAATGAGGCAGGAAGCTGCGGATAACGTTAATAAAATGTTCGGAATGCATATCAAGCCCGTAATCCATAACGAGAATTCGATGGAGATTGCGAAGAAGTTGGCTGAACTGGATAACCCAAAACCGGCTCAGCCGTTCGGTAACGGAGGCGATAATGATGTACGCTAAGTATACAATGACATTCTATGATACTCTAGAATGGATAGGGGGGTGGGATAATGTCAACGCACGTAATCAGATATTCAACAATCTGTACACGGCGAATCAAGCTATATGTACCGTGCTGATGGAAGCGTTCCGCTATCGCGAGATTGGGTTCGAGATCGTGCCACGGTTCGTGCATGAGTTCGGAGAGAACTTCACGCGCTTGCTCCCTGAATACGAAATCCGGAAAAAGATGTGGGATGAACTTGCATCTGAAACGGAAATGTTGTATAATGAGGGTGGTAAGTATGAGAGGTCTGTAACCGAAACGGAAAATAATACGGGCAAGGAAACAACCACCGGAGAAGATACACGGAATGTTACAGCCAGTCAGGATACGACGAATCAGGGAACCAATACTAGCCAAACCGAACAGACGGACAGCACAACCAATACCGGAGAAGAAAATGCCGTGCATTCGGATACCCCGGGAAATAATCTGAATTGGGCCAAGAATTACGCTTCAAGTGCTGACAAGACAAATACGGAAACTGAACATTCTACCACGTCTTCAGGAAGTGCTTCCAATACCGTCAACTCTACACAGAATATGTCAGGCACTGCTTCCGATACGCTAAATAAATCGGAAAATAAAGATCGTTCAAATAATATGAATCGGGTTCTTGAAGAGAATAGAACCGAAGCTTACTTGAGAGGTAAGTCTAAAGCAGAAATATATCAAATGTTTACGGCGACTACCCCGGAAATATGGTTCACAAAACAGTTTGATAATGTGTTTATGCAGGTGTATTAATATGGATTATTGGATTGATAATGTAAAATATACGATCGAAGATTGTGGTACAAAAACAATTCTTGATTTATTGAAACAAATACTAAATAAGGGCGTAAAGATATATTCCGATTACTTGGAATCCAAAATTGATGCGCTTGAAGATCTCGTAGCTGATTTGCAGCGCGGCCAGGAATTCCAGGGGGTCGGGAAGTATTTTTCTAGTGGTTCTCAAAACTTCTGGGCTAATATGCCACTGCAAACACCGCAATATTTTGAAGGCGATGGTGAAGCAGGAAGCAAGCAATCCTACGCATACACGATCACAAAATATGGCTCAGAAAACAATGGCGGATATTATTACGTGCTGGCCATTAACCCGGATGCTACCTCGGCAGATCTACTTGCTTCGGATATTGTAGTTAATATTACTTTGCCGGATCCACTCGGAACGCTGCCTTTATATTATATACAACTTCCAAATTCTGTTATGGAAACCAATGAATATGTTAACACAATATCTGTTCCTTCTCCATTCGTTTGTGATGTATCTACAAATATTACACAAGATAAGATAGGGAATATTGGATTGACTTCTGGATTCTTATATCCCACCTCAGAATATAAGCTGTTTTTACCAATTATATACAGGGCGTCTGCTTCAGGTAATGGTAAGTTTGGCTTTATCGGTAATAAGGTAGATTTAGATACTAACACTTTGCAATATAATTTCGGCGGGTTTCCGCTTATTTTTACGATTTAAAGGTGATAAATTATGGCCTCTGTATTAAAAACATTATTAGATAGCCTGTCTTCAAAAATTTCTGTAAACACATCGGATATTACAGAAATTAATAACAGGTTAAATGACGTAGATTCTGGTGTCACACTCGAAGAGTATATCACTACTAATAATTCTAATATATCAAAGCTGCAATCCGATTTGCAGAGCGCCGGAACTGATATATCTTCGATCAAATCTGACGTTGCAGAGATTTCTTCCGGGCTTACTTCGGTACGAAGCGAAGTGGAAACGGCCAGGGGTGATAGTGCAAGTCTTGATGCTAGGCTAGATACTATGACAATTGCAACGGAAAATGCACAGTCGGATGCATTGTCCGCACAAACCACAGCGAATGAAGCCGCAACTAGTGCAAATACGGCTAATTCTAATATTGCAGCGGCTGCTGAGCCATTCGATTCACTCAAAGCTAGACTTGATGATATGACTACGGATATTACCAATGTTACGGATGCGGCTGACACTGCTACGAAGGATATTGCGAATATCAATACTGAAATTTCAGCCGCTAGACTTGGCTTTAGTAGCCTGTATTACGCTGTTAGAACGGCGTACTTTTCCGGTTTTGGTAAGGCTCTTAAGACATCTTCGCAAGTCTTTTGGATGCAGTATACTATGAGTAAGGCAAATTATTATACTGCGGCGGGCGAACTTACTACTCCAGATAATCCGAATGCTGCTTACACTATCGCAAAAGTTGATGATCTCCCTATAACTTTAGTTATTGCTATCGCTAATATTCTGACCGTAACGTCAGATACCCTATTACCTTCTTCATTAGCGCCTATTACTATTGATGGCGTAATTTATAACATCTACTTTATACGCCTGCCTAATATGGAGCTTGATAATAGGTATGCAGTAAATAGCTCGTTCTTGAATTCTTTCCCTGTTATTGCTGGATATTCAGATCAATTGAAAATTACTATGGATATGATTGGCAATACTAATTCTACAGGGGCAGTTTCACTTACAACGGCGAATGCTAATTTTTATATACCTGTATTGAGACCGAAGACATCACCCGGAACAGTTTTTAAATTCCTTTATACTGCAATCGATCCTGATACTAATACGGTACAGTATTTAACTTATAATTCACAAATTACGGTGTTCTTGTGATAGATAATAGCGTTTATTGGTCAAAACGAAAAGCTTTATCGTATTCCGCTCTGTATAACTTTATACAGGGCGGACGCGGTATTGGTAAAACATATTCCATGAAAGAGTGGTGTATTTCGGATTTCCTGAAAACTGGTAAGGAGTTCGTTTGGGTTAGAAGATATAAAGAAGAGCTTAAGCAAAAATATCTGCTTTCATTCGCAGATGATATTGCAGACAAGTTCCCCTCACACCATATTACTATAAAAGGAA